CTTCCGTAAGGAAATAAGAATTCAAAATATGTTCTTCATTTGCTTTCTTCATTCTATCAAGCTTTCCATCAAAAGGGTGGTATTTAACAAAACCACGTTTCATAGACCAGATATAGAATGAACTAACAGCAGAAATTTTCATGTTAATAATCTTTTTATGATTCAGAAGTATTTCCTGGCAGAACATAATATAATTCTCCATAATATCAACGGCATTCTCCATAAACTCATCTGAATATAAATCTAAATCACCATAGTTTTCGCCTAACCACATAAGAAAATGACGAAACAATCCTTCATATCTTTTATATGTTGTATCTTTAACATCCTGATTTTTTATAATATTTGATTGGAGATATTTTTTATATTTCTTCAAGTTATCAGGATTTATGAATTTCTCCTTATCCTTGGTAAAATATTTTACCCTTGTTACATGTGCCACTAAATCACTTCCTTTCACATAATAAAAAGAAGTAGGATAGTGGTAACTAAGCTACTTCTTGTAAAATCTCATTTATTTTATTTTGCAATATTTCTTTATAACTTCCATTTTTCATTTCAGATAAAAATAGAAATAGATAATTACATTTGTTCTCTATAAGTATTTTTTCTTTGTATAACATTTTCTGTTGATACTCTTGATGATGTCTGTACTTGTATTCATAATGTCTCCAATCTGCTGTATCATTAGGTATAACACCTGCAATTTCAACATATAACTTTTTACCATTAGGCAAAAGCATACAATAATCACAATTTGTTTTTCGTTTCTTATCACTATTTGTAAAGGTCTTATACATTACGTCTCTAAAATATGATTTGTTATATTCATATCCAAGAGAACGTATATATGTAGAAAAATCAAATTCCATAGTTGATACAGCACGTTCACCATCATCAAACGTGTATTTAAAACTAAAATTATTTGGATTCATTTCAAATCCAAGACTTTTAATATAAGCAAATATATCTAAACCTTCACGCTTAAATGCTTTTGTTATTGATTTATGTTCAATATTATTTTTATGATATAAACCACTTTCTAAATCTTGCCATGTAAGAAATTTTCTACCAGTTTTCTCATATAAATTATTTAAAGCTTCTGTAATAGTATTCCTATAATATTCAAATGGATAAAGAGGTTTATCTGTTGGTGTAGACATAAGACCAATCTCTTCTTTAGCTTTATTAAGACCACCAAACATTCTTACTAATACAATCATCGAAAACCCAGTTTTCTCAAGTGAAATATCCTCTCGTAAAATTGGTCTACCTAATTCTTTTTCAAGATTTATAAGTGTATTCGCAATATCTTCTTTTTCTTTTTTGAGCTTATTACTTTCATAACCACACCAACGTACAAAATCATCATATGTTTTTACATTTTTATCTGGACAATATTTTACAAACCAAATTGGATTTGGTAAACCATATTTATTATTCATTAACTCATTTCCACATAAAGCATGACCAATATTATCACTTACTTCTTTAAATCTTTTGACATATAAATCATAATCTTTACTTTCTGTTCTTACATGAGACACTTTACCAAACTGTAGCATGAAATCATTATAAGTAATATTGTTTTCTTTTAATACACGAGTTATAATTCTACCTTGTGGCATATTATGTTTTGAATCACATTTTGAATATACTGGTACTTCACCATAAGTATCAATAAATTGCTTGTACAAAATAATTAAATCTTCATAAGTTACTTTAGTAGATTGGACTTCTTTATTTCCAACCTTTAACATTATAATTGCTGACATAATTTTCCTACTTTCTCACCTACTCCAATACATAAAAATAGAATGGGAGAGAGGTAGGTGACTCTACTCTGTCAGCTCATGACTTCTGACAGTCCCATTCCAAAATCCCATAATCAGCTATGACACCAATTATGAGCATATATATTTATTCTCCATTTCCATTCACAGAAACATCAAAAGTGGACGACTGAGGTTACGATCCTCACAAAGACCAATCTCGCCCATACAAAAAGAGTGTGTAGTATACACCACACACTCCAAAGATTCTAATTATTAACTAGCCACATATTGCTAATTAACACCTAAATAAAGCCTTAATACGCAACATATTGCTAATTAAAATCTTAACAAATCATCAAGTTCATAGATTCTCTTAATGCTATTGTAAATTGCTTCATACTCAGAAAGTATAGAAGAAGCAGTTTCAGTCCATTTTGACATTTCTTCGATATTCTTTTCTAAATATTTTGAAAATTCTTTCTTAGAAACTTTTTTACCGTTAATTTCATAAGTTCCAGACTTTACATCAAAATAATAAGTATCATTACCACAACAATCGTAATTCTCACAATCTTCATCGTAGTCATCATCAGTATCTTTGATATTATCAATATACACTTCAAATATATTCTCACCATAAACATGCGACATTATCTTAGAATTGCAATTCTCAAGAACACAAACGGCTTCTCCACATATATCCTTATATCCATTATTATCTTTTGCAGGCTCACAACCAATTTCATCAACAAATAATGTGATAATATATTCATCTGTATAACCATTGACATTAGAATCGCCGAGTTCTTTAATACTTGAAATTTCAAAACCTCTTTCACCAATAAGAGTTTCGATTAATGTCTTTGCTTCATAATACTTGGCAACAATTGCTATACTGTTTAAATTATCATAAGAAACTACATTATGATACATTGAATTAACCCAATCAGCTAATTCATGTATATCATTTATAATTATTGTATCTATAGTAATCACGCCCTTTCAGAATTAAAGCTGCCTTGCTGACTTATTCATCTTAAATGTAATTTCCTGATGTGCAGGAGTTATATATTTCTCACCTTTTCTGTCACCTAACATAATCTTGCCTGTTCTCTCAGGTACATCCTTAACCTTAAACTTACCAAGCTTACCTACAGGAACAGATTCTGTAGCATCAACTTTTAATGTATCTGTAATAACCTCTGCGTATGTATCAAGTATAAGAGCAATATCACCTTTCTTAGCTCCTTCAATTCTTTCTGCAATTGCGTTTATAACTTCATTTTTTACCATAAAAAAATCTCCTTTTTCTCAATTAATTTTATTTTGTCTTTTTGATTATTTTGTTTTATATTTTTGGCAATATTTTTGAAAATTGCCAAAATAATAAAAGAGGGTAGCGTCCATATAAGGTACACTCCCTCTGATAGTAGCTTTGTAAGCCAAATTATGCGTAATATTTATATAATTTAAAATTATTCAGAATATTTGCATATATTAACTAAAATTTGTTTTGTTTATTATCTAATTGCAACTGATTCTATATAATATTTGTTGCAAATAAGTTCTAATTTAATTTGAGTGTATATTCACATACTTTTCCTTTATTTTGCTCGAATATAATTAATTTTCCAGCGGCATTTGAAGTCTTATTCAAAGAAAGAGAATATGGATCAACCCCAATAATTGATGGAACATTTATAACTTCTGAATTAATACCAATTTCTTCAACTTTTGAATGATGTAGATGTCCTGCGAATAAATACTGAATTGGAACATTATAAATATTAGAGAAATCTTTTAATGCTCGCTCCATATCACGTACTTCACCGTGTATTCCCATAACAGTATTACATGCAAGTTGTCCATAAATATAACCTGTTGGATTTTCGATAAAAGTAAAATTAGGATTATCTGCTAATCTAATTTTAATAAATTCTCTTACAACTTTTCCCATATTATCTTCTGTAAAAGTTCCTTTTGGTTGACCTAACATACGGAGTTCTGTATGATTTCCATCAGTCATTTGGAACTTAATATGAACATGTTTTGTAAGATTATTAAGCCAATTAGTTATAAAATTTGCATACTGAATAGTACCATCGACAACTCCACATCTTAGTTTCATAAGCTGTGATGCTCTGAGACAGCCATCCGAAAAATCACCCATAGAATATACATTAAGAGTATCAATATTTTCTTTATGAATTATTTCAACTGTTTGGTCAAATAAGTCATACATTCTTTCTTCGAATATCTCAGGACTATATGAATTAATAATATTCCCAAATAAATCTTTTAATTCAAATTCTGCACCATAATGTTCATCGCCAAAAACTAGACAATATGCTTTAGTGTTATGAATTGATTGTTTGTATTGTGGAATATCTAAAGATGGAAGATTAGTGATTGCTTCACAGATCTTTTCCGCAATAAGCTCATCTCTTGCATCTTCTCTAAGCCACTTATTGTATTCAAGTTTTTCTGTATGAAGCTTTTTGCGTTCTTTTTCTAATTCACGCTTCTGAATCTGCAATTCCTTTAAATACCCATTATCAGAATTAAATACACCAGCTTCCTTAAAATCTTTTGCGTATTTACATGCCTTTCTATAAGCAGATTCATCTCTGTACTGAGATTCATCATCACCAAATAATTCTTTATTAACCATTGGTGTTATTTCTCTCCAATTATGATATTTCCCAGAATTTATCAACTGATCTAATCGCCATATATATGTATGATAATTTTCATTTTCCAATTTTGTAAAATCAGATATAATAATCACCTACTCTCTATTCTTCATTAAAAGACTCTGTAGGTTCATCTATTTCTTCTTCATCTTTTACTTTCACATTAATTTCAATACTAGCTCCGTTAAAATCAGAAAGAAGAGTAGAAAGCTTCTTAATTTCACCATCTACATCAACTGTCATATTATCTGTATCAATTATACCTGCTACTTTCATAGCAGTTGTTGTTGTCTTTTTATATGAAAAATTACTCATTCCTTTATCTTCCTTTCAACTAAAATAGGAGAGTAATGTGCTCTCCTTAAATAATTTCATCTAAACTTGTTATATATCCATCTGCAACACCAAGCTCAATTGCCTCTTTTGCAGACAAGTACCAATCTGTAGAAAAGTGTTCTTCGAACACATCATTAGGTATCTTAGTTCTTGATAATACAAAATTACCAAGTTCTTCAATTTGTCTCTGATAATTCAAAATAGCAGCAACAACTTCATCATAATTACCCGCAAATTGACCAGCTCCTTTATGAATAAGGAACTCGGCAGTTGGAAATGTGTATCTCTTATGACAAGCAAGATATATAAAACATCCACTTGATGCAGCCATACCTACATTTATTCCAACTACAGGAGTTTCACTAAGCTGAATTGTATCTACAAGACAATTATTTACCTCTAAATCTCCACCTGGACTAAAGAATATAACCTTGATTGGAGTGCGAGATTCTTTTGGTATGTTTTTCTGTTTATCTTCAAAATTCCATTGCATAATCATCTTTGCATATTCCAATGTCATTGTTGTTATTTCATCATCAATCCAAAGAATTCTGTTTTCATAATTCTTATAGAATTGTAATAATGATGGATCTGGCAACTGTAAGTTCTCTGCATTTTGTGGAATAGCAATATCTAAATATGCAGTTTCTAATTTCTTTTTATTCATAGGCATCAGCCTCCAAATTCATAATATTTCTCTATAATGAGATTTTTGTCCCGCTATACTATTTTCCAATGAAAACCACCAGCAGTCATTTGCTTTCCTTTAATAACCTTACCAATTGAAGAATTATCAATTCCTATATCAATTGACGCTTCTTTTATAGAATCATATAACATATTTGTTTCGATACACAAGATTTTTATTCCTCTACCATTACCTATTTTGTTAATAAGATTTATTCTATTTTCTTTATTTTTTAATTTTTTATCATAGTATTGCCAGTGATAACCATTAGCAGTTTTCATTTGTTTCAAACAACATTTACCAATATCGCCTCTACAAATATTTGTTATATTACTGGCTTCTGTAATTGATTTATACACAACACCAGTTTCAAGACATATAACTGACTTACAATGAACTTCATCAAAAAGCCCATTTTTCCATCTGTTTTTTGTTCCTTCGGATTGTTTTTCTTTATATGAATCTCTATTCATTGCTATTTTCATGGCTTCTGAATGATGTTCTCTGAATTCTTTATTCTCCCAACGTTCTTTACGTTCTTTCGCTTGTTTATTATAATATTCTTCATTTTCCCATAATTCATTATGTCCATCTTCACCACCATGACTAATATTGTATCCATATCTTTTGTCGGTTGAATTATATTCAGAAATTAATTCGATTTCCTTTTTACAAGCTTCGTCTTTAGAAATATTCTCGTATAATATAAGATGCTCAAAATTATCCCAGCCGTATTTTTGAATAGCATTATAAAACGCTTGTCTTTTGTAGCCATGTCCATTTTGCCATCTTTCTTCAGGCTTATTTTTAGTTATTCCGATATACTTTTTCCCATTGGCTTTGTTTACGTGCATATAAACACAATAGTTATTTTCGTTCATTTTATCACCTATTATTTATCCTTCCGTTTATTTATTCTCCATATAAAAAGACACCAAAGCCGAAAATAGCTCTGGTGTCTTTGTGTATTTATATGTTGTTACTCCTTGTATGTCTTTTACAAAAGAATAGTTAATTCCTTTAGACTGTAAATACTTCATCTCAGGAGTATATTGAGTCGAATACTCTTTATCGAATTTTTTAATCACTACATATTAATCCTTTCTTACATTTCTTGTGCAATACGACTTATTTTACTTCTATATATGTTCTGTAATTCAATTTCTCCATAGAAATCATGTCCTCTGAATACCTCAGACATTCTTCTCATACCATTATTATTACCTGCATATTGATTGAGATCGACCTGTGCATTGTAATCACCATCTACAATGCAGATTGAATCTTCACCAATTCTCTGTAATGCAAGTTTCATGAGGGATATATCCAGATTCTGTGCTTCTGTAATATAAACTGCACAATTTAAACCACTTGTATCAAATCCTCGAATATCACACATCGGTAATATAGAAAGTTTATTTCTTGACACAAGCTGTTCAATCATAAACTTGTCTCCAAGTTTTCCTGCAAGCATGTTACCAATACTTGAATCAACGAGCTTGTCTAGCTGTGTTCCTGGTAGAAAACCAATCTTAGCTGAATTCATAGTAGGAGTTGGGTTAGCAAAAATCACAATTTTATCAATTTTGTGTTTTTCAAGCAACCACATCATATATCCAACTGCAAGATATGATTTTCCTGTACCAGCAGAACCTTTAATCATAGTAATCTGATTATTAGAGAAACTATTCAAAGCCATTTGCTGATAAATATCTCCATTAAGAGGTTTAACTGCTCCAAAATAATCTGATTTAATATTAGGGAATTTAATGTTTTGATACATTCCTTCTCTCCAAACGAGAGTATCAACGACATGATTATTAGAATCTTTTAAGATAAGATACTCATTTTCGAGTAATCCATAGATATTTTCCTGCAAATGTTCATAAAAATAAGCCATTTCTGACTCTGAAAGTGTCTTCTCAATAAATCCACTATAATCATCTACTGGCTCATCATTTATACCTTTTACAGTAAGATTAAATATTTTCCTTGCAATCATTTTACAAGCAATATCATCTGTAATAAAAACAACATCCTTTATTGCATTTATAAATGCACA